ACGAGCCCAAGCCCGAAGAGAAGCCCGCCGAAAACAAGCAGACGGACGATAACGGCATGGCAGAGAAGACATCGGTAATAAACAAACAAACCGCATAAAAATGCGGTTTGAAAGAAATATGGTCGAGGTGACAAGAATTATAAAAGCTGTTTTCTGTATATTCGCAGGAAGTGTTTAAATTGCTATTAAAGCCTTATGCAGTGCAGATTCACGGACTTTTAATTGCTGAAACATTTCGGGTCGTTTTTTCTTAAATGACAAAAAATCGTGTACAAATCGTGTACAGATATTACTTGATATTATTAAGAATGCTCACCGCCCGTTCCTCTTCTCGTGGGTACAGGTGGGCGTATGTTTGCCATGTTTGTTGAACGTCCGCATGACCGAGTCGCCGTGCAATTTCCTGTATGTTGATGCCTTCATTAATCAACAGGGTAGCGTGGGTGTGGCGGAAGTCGTGTATTCTTATATGCGGAAGCTCAGCAAGTGCAGCGTATCTTATATTGTGTGTGTCAAGCGAAGCGTCGGGCAGGTAACTGATACCGCCGCAAACCCTATAATCTTCAGTAAAGTTTTTATCTGCTTGCTGACGTTTCTTGTGCTCGTCGAGTATTTTCAACAGTGGCAGAGGTATTTGTAGTGAACGATACGACGATTTGTTCTTAGGCGGGGTTTCTGTTATCTTGCCTTTTATTTTCTGTGATATGGAGCGGCGGATATTAAGTGTATTACCCGTTATATCGGACCATTTCAGCGCATTGATTTCACCTTTGCGTGCACCGGTGTAGAAAGCAATGGAGAAAAACACATAGTACCCCCATTCGGTAATTGTGTCTTTTTCTTCACACATTTTCTTGACAACGCTTATATATTTCAGATACTGATCGGCTGTGTAGTAATGTAGCTTGTCCTCCGGTGTCTCAAAATACACCTCCTTAAAATTGCCCACAGCTAAAAGCGGATTTTTAGGCAGGTAGTCCATTTTTACAGCATAATTCAGTAGAGCTCTGAGTTCGCCGTAATAATTCTGTAATGTTTTGAGCTTATATCCTTTTTCGGATAGTATGTTCTTCCACTTCTGAAGCTGAGCTGTGTTGAGTTTGTTTAATTTAATATCAAACAGATACGGCTTTACAGAGGCGTTTATATTATCGTTGATCTTTGCAAGCGATGTTTCTCTCACTTCGCCCTTTTTCGTGATGTAATATTCGGCGTACAGCTCTTCCAAAGTCATAGAAGATACAGGTGCTTCCTTCGATTTTGAATAGGCACTCATCAGTTCGGCTTCAAGCTGTTTTGCTTCTGCCGCTCCGTAAGTGATACGGGTAAGCTGACGTGCTACACCGGTCCTGTCAATATAGTTTATGCGAACTCTGTATTGTTGCAAACCGTCTTTTTTTACGCTTGTTTTGTATATCGGCATTTTAACACCTCCTAATTTATTTCAATCCACGTCTTTGTGCGGAGGGTAATCATCGCTAAGGTAGCGTTTCACGACCTTAGCGCTTCTTTACTGTTTAGCTTTTCTTTGGTATTTGTCCCTCAGCGTGATTACTCTCTCTTCGTCGCTTCCTGTTGCACTGATATAAGCGTTAAGCACTTGGACGGCATCTTTGTATCGTTCTACTTTTGCGAGCATTTCAGGCACACGCTGTATATAGCGTTCGCTGTTTGGGACCAATAAACACGCTTGAAAACCTGCTTCGGCCGATTCACTGTATTTCCCTTCATTGTTAAATTCAATAGCGTCTGCAAACAGTGTGTCAGGAATGGATAGCGGTTTTTGAAGTTCCAAAAACTCAGGCTGATAAAAAACAGCACTTGAACATCCGTACACACAAAAAGGCGGAAAATTTACAGTCATTTTTGCTTCCTTTATTCTGTACGTTTTTCCTCTTTGTTCACGGCATTTGTGACACGGGGCACTATGTGTGATGATTGTGTACGGCTCATCGGGAGTATGTAAATGCTTTAAGGAATTATATTCTCTCAGACACGTGATGATTCTTGACGGTGCTAAGCTAAGTGGCAAAGCAAACCAGTCAGTTAGATCATATTTCAATTTAAGATAACGGTTAATTTTTCTGTAATCTGGATAAATGATATACAACCTGCACAGAGCATCAAAGATTTCATCACTAATCGAAGTCTGAAAAAGTCTTTCTAACAGTCCTTTGTTTTTAACAAAGAAGTTGTAATAGGCTTCTTCAGTGGTGTTTTCAAAAATCGGTTTGTTCTTTATCAAGTCGGAAAGCAATTTGTCCGTTTCGATTATAAAAATTTTGTCCTTTTCCGATTTACTTAAATATGTATTATTGTAGCCGCTGTCAGCATTAAATTCTTTAATCACCGTAATAGTGTCTTCAGATAACCGTTCTTTATAAGGATCTATGCTTTCAAAGAACTTGCTTACTTTGTTTTGCTTACCTTTTTCTGTTTTTAATTTAGACGCTTCGTACAAAGTCTTATTCCAATATCGCTTAAAGAAAGCTTGACAATACTTTTGATAATTTGCAGTAATCTCTTGTAGTTCTTCACTTGGTGTAGGATGATAAAAACCGTCGTATTCAATAGTACACAATTCTTCTAAAGCAGATTGCAACCAGTCTAAATTATCAAAAAAATTGTCGATGCTTGTGCTTTCCCGTACCCAGTGCTTATAATCGGCTATACCGCAATATATCAAATATACTCGTGTAGCCGTATCTAAGTCTTCATACATAATCTCACCTCGTCATTTCCACGCTTTTACTTTTCTACATTTGTTCAACTTCTTCTAAAGAATTAAAACTAAAAAAGTCGCCTCTGGCTATATGCTCCATTTCATGAGCTATAGCCTTTTTTTGTTCCTCATACGATATATTTGAGTTTATGTAAATATTGTAAAACCCGTCGTAATCCATAGCTGTAACGCCTTTTACTGTAGTAGGTAAAGAAATGTATCTGATACAATAATCCAATATCATTCACTGTCCTTTTGCAAACGCTTTAAAATTTCAACAGTAGCTTCTATATCTTCTTTAGTAACATTCTTTGACACGCTGAAAAGTATTTTCATTTCAGGTCGAGTTCGCAGTTCGTCAATTATGTCTCTTGTTTCATCGTCAAGGTAAATAGGCTCATTGTGAGCTTCAACCCTTATGTTTTCTTCGCCATTTAATAAATAATCAATAGGAACCCCAAAATACTCGGCAATTTTTGAAACTGCTTCTGATGAGAGAGCCTTACTTCTGCCGTATTTCAAATCGGTGATGGATCCTCTACTTACTTTGGCTTCTCTGCACATCGCTGTAACTGAAATTTTATGTTTCAAACATAAATTTTCAATTCTTATGTACAATTCTGACATAGTTACACCTCATTTTTTGTGCAACCGTACAGTCTTACGAAATTCCGTAAATTAATTCAAAATAGCCATTGACATTTACGGAGAAACGTAATATAATACAAACATGGACAGTACGGAAGAACGTAATATAATCATTTCGCATCTACAGTGTATTACATTTTTCCGTAAAAGTCAACACTATAATGATATATAGTATATTTTAGTATGTAAAAGAGGTGATAATTATTAGCGAACGTAAAAGACCATTAACTGAGTACGGAGTAGAGGTCAAAGTCAAACTTATGAAGCTAAACAAAACGCAAAAATGGCTTATAGAAGAAGTTAAAAAACTTCTGCCGGAAACCTATCTTGATTCATCTAATTTATACAAGATAATGACAGGTGAAATTAAGTCAATCAAAATCGAAACTGCTATAAATCAGGTTTTGAATACTAACTGTACTCCATAAAAACGCATGCAACAAACAGAGGAGGTGAGGAAGGTGGGATCAAAAAAGCGTGAACAGCTGCTTATAGTCACGAAAAGCACAAAGGGTGCAGGAACAGAAAATAACCCGTATATAGAGGTTATGCAGTTTTGGACACTTGACGGTGAACTGCTGTATGAGACGGAGGAATAAGCCTTATGTGGCTTAGTGAACCATAAATAAAATAAAGGAGGAATTAAACATGACAAAGCACAGAGTAAGAGTACCGCAGGTAGCGGATATATCGGCGGCGATACGTCTTTATTACGAGCACACCGAGATAGGCAATAAGGACATCAGGGCTATTTTCGGCGATATGGGAAACGGCAGGATCGGCAGGCTTAAGCAGCTTGCACTTGAAGCAATGCACGAACGAGGCACAGTGCACTATAACGCACAGTACGTCAACACAGAGGTTGCTTATGACGCTTGGGGAATAGACATCAAGCGTCTTGAGCGTGGTATTGAACGGCTGAATAAGCTGAATATCGAGGTGATAGCATGAAGATAGGAAAGATAATCGCGTACATATTGTCCCAGCTCCTGCGCTTGTGGGTAACAGCCTCTGCCGCCGTGATGATGTACATACCAATGTCGGCACTGGCATATGCCGAGCGTGGCTACAAGGCTATCGGCGGTGAGATGTTGCCCGTTGCAATAGTTGCTGTTGCGGTCTGGTACGGGCTGGGATGGCTGATGAAGGTATGGTATAGGGATATGATCGGGGGTGGACGCAAATGAAAGCAAACGACCCTAACGCCCTACTCGCACGTGACGCAAACGAAGCAGCAAGAGCGGGGCTAAGCTATGGGGCGTGGCGGTCACTCAAGGACGGTCAGAAGCTCGCCGACAAGGTACACTTCTGCAGGGCACAGCAGGTGGCGGAGATACAAAGAAAGAGGGGGAAGAAACATGTATAAATGCGAGCGTTGCGACTGGACGGGTGACGAGCCCGGGTACAGAATGGAATATCGTGGTGAGTGCCACGGCGCACCGGCATTTGAACGTGAGCGTTATTGCCCTGCGTGTGAGCGTGGAGATGTGATACATGTATCAGATGAAGACGAAGAATAAAAAAAGAGCTCCCGTAAGGGAGCAAAACAAATATTCAATTCACATTAAGTATAGCACGACAGCTATAATTTGTCAACTAATCAAACAAAAAGGCGCACAGCGTCTTAAATAAACAGGAGGATTTCAAAATGACAGAATTTAAGATCACAGTCGAGGCAACAGCCCTCGCTAACGCAATCGAGAACCTTGCCAGAGCAATATCGGCAAACGGAATGGGCAACACCATCCCTGCGGTTACGGCATCCGTTCCTAAAGTTGCTACGACTCCGGTGTCCACATCCGCACCTGCACAGCAGTTTGTTTCTGCTCCGACAGTTCCGACAGCAACAGCGCCCGTAGTGCCGGTAGCCGCACAGGTACCAGTTACTGTGTCGGCGCCCGTGACCGCTCCGGTTCAGCAGTCCGCAAATGCCGCATCAACACCTATTCCCACTGCCGCACCTACCTATACACTTGATATGCTTGCGGCGGCGGGCTCAGCGTTAATAGACGCAGGTAAGATGAATGATTTGCTGGGCATTCTCAGCCGCTATGGTGTTAATGCGCTAACGGAGTTACAGCCCGCCGTTTATGGAGCGGTAGCCGCAGAACTCAGAAATCTCGGCGCAAATATATAAGGAGGTAGCAATATGCGTAATAAAATCCAGATTAGAATTCCCCGTTCAGCAGAAGGTCGCGTGATCAGAATATCTCCTGCGGCGGAAGCTGTTCTCGCAGAATTACAGCGCACTACGAGATTGCCAATATCTCAGATTGCGTCACAGATGATAATACAGGGTGCAGATTTTGTTGAAATAATCGAGGAGGATGACAATGCCAACACCTGAAAAACACGCACTGCTTTCTGCGTCAGCGTCATCAAGGTGGCTTAATTGTACTGCCGCACCGAGATTTGAAGAACAGTTTCCCGAAACCACATCACAGTATGCAGAAGAAGGAAGAATAGCTCACGCAATGTGCGAATTAAAGGTGCTTAAAACCTTTACAGCCGGAATTAAGCCCAGAAGCTATACCGCACGAATAAACAAAATAAAGGAGATGCCCGGTTACAGTTCTGAGATGGACAGAACCTCAGACCTTTATATCGAGCACCTCAGTCAGTTAGCACTTTCGTATAAGGCAAAGCCCAACATATCCCCGGAAGTGCAGGTAGATCTTACAGGCTACATACCCGGCGGCTTCGGCACTTGCGACTGCATTATGATAGGCGGTGATACACTTAGCATAGTGGATTACAAGCACGGTAAAGGCGTACCAGTATCGGCGGAGGGAAACACGCAGATGCGGTTGTATGCTCTCGGTGCTCTCAAGCGTTATTCACCTGTTTATGGGAACAGTATAAAGAGCATAAGAATGACGATTGATCAACCTCGTATCAGTGATGAAGTCAGTACCGAAACAATATCTGTAGAGGAACTACTCGCTTGGGGTGAAAGCATAAAGCCGATAGCACAGGAGGCCTATACCGGTCCCGGCAAGTTTGTGCCGGGTGAGCATTGCAGATTTTGCAGAGGAAAGGAACACTGTCGTGCCAGAGCCGAACAGTATACAGCCCTTGAAGAATTTAAGGATTGCGTACTACCCGGTACTTCCGGTGATCAGGACAAGCGTATTCTTTCTGACAGCGAAATAGGTGACCTGCTTACAAAAGGTGCTGAACTCGTGAAATGGTATAAGGATCTCGAGGAATATGCACTCGGTGCAATCCTTAAAGGCGTTAACATACCCGGTTGGAAAGCAGTCCAGGGGCGCAGTAACAGAACCTTTTCCGATCAGGATAAAGCTATTGATGCAGTTATCAAAGCAGGTTATGATGAAGCCCTGGTGTATGAGAGAAAACCCAAAACTCTTACCGAGCTTGAAAAGCTTATGGGTAAAGCTGATTTTACCGAAAAGGTCGGCGCTTATGTTATCAAGCCGCCCGGCAAACCTACTCTTGCGCCCTTATCGGATAAAAGAGAGACCTACAGTCCTGCGGCCGCCGATTTTGCGGAGGTGGGCAAGTGAACGAACAGCATCTTGTAACTATATCGTTTCCGGAAGGTTATTTTAAGATTCTTTATGAGGACTATCTTAAACAGCGACCGTTGTCGGTTATAAAAAAGCTGATGCGGATCGCCTATGATAACTTTTCGCTGAATTCGCACGATATACGCAAAATATGGCATTACGTATTATCGGAGCAGGACGCTAAAAGGCAGAAATGGCACGAAGAAAGCAAAACATACAAGGAAGAATATGTTGCTTTGCAGTTCCTGTTTGATTTAACTGAAAAGGAAATCAAAGAAATCAAGGCTAAAAATAAAAAATTGCTCTCGAACGTAATTAAAGCAAAGCGTGATTTCGAGCGTTGGTGCAAGATTGTTGCACTAATGGAAGAATTAAACGTCAAAATGGGCATTGCCCTTTAAGAAAGGAAAATATTATGTACCAGAACATAGCAACCAAAGTTTTAACCGGAGAAGTAAGGCTGTCTTACACGAATCTCACAGCCCCCGTTCCCTCGAAAAGTGATCCTAACGGCAAACCTAAATATTCGGTTACCATACTCATCCCCAAGTCAGACACCGCTACTAAAGCGGACCTTGACGCCAGCTTTATGGCGGCGTATAACGAGGGCATAACTACAAAATGGGGCGGAGCAAGGCCGCAGGCTCAGTCAGTAATCCATGATGGTGACGGTCTCCGACAGAGCGGTACTCCTTATGGGGAGGAATGCAAAGGGCACTGGGTGCTTACCGCAAGCAGTATAAACAAGCCTCAGGTTGTCGGTATAGATAATATCAACTGTGAATTGGCTCCGTCTGATATCTACAGCGGAATGTACGGAAGGGTCACAATTAACTTCTACCCCTATAATGCCGGCGTTAATAAAGGTGTCGGTTGTGGGCTCGGAAACGTACTTAAAACCCGTGACGGTGAAGTGCTTTCGGGCGGTGCTACAGCGGCAAGCGACTTCAACGGTTTAGGGCAGAGTGTACAGGTATACCCGCAGACCGCTCCTATTCAGGGTACGCCTGTGTATCAGCAGACTGTAGCGCCTGTTCAGCCGACAGGTGTCAATCCTATAACAGGGCTTCCTTTCTGATAAAGGAGGCCAAATGCACCACTTAAATATTGACCTTGAAACATTTTCAAGCGAACCTATCGGAGAAACGGGGGCTTTTAAATACATAGAAAGCCCTGACTTTGAAATCCTGTTATTCGCATACTCTTTAAATGGTGCGCCTGTTACGGTAATAGATCTTGCGCAGGGAGAGACAATACCGCCCGAGATAACAGCGGCGGTTTTCTCTCCCGATTGCATAAAACACGCATATAATGCCGCTTTTGAGTGGGGGTGCCTATCAAAGTATTTCGGTAAGGCACTTCCGCTTGAGCAGTGGCGGTGCACAATGTTGCACGGATTGTATGCCGGTTATACAAAAGGTCTTGATGCAACCGGCAGAGCTTTAGGGCTTCCTGAAGACAGGCGCAAACTTAACACCGGAAAGGCCCTTATCAGATATTTTTGTTGCCCGTGTAAAGCAACAAAGGCAAACGGTATGCGCACAAGAAATATGCCGTCACACGACCTCGAAAAATGGAAGCTGTTTAAAGAATATAACCGCAGAGATGTAGAAGCCGAAATAGAAATAGAACGCAGATTATCAGCTGTCACGGTCCCTGACTTCGTTCAGAGAGAATGGGAAACTGATCTCGAGATAAACCACAGGGGAGTTGCGGTAGACATGGATTTTGTAAACGGTGCGCTTGAAATAGGAAGCGCCACACGAAATGCACTGATAGAAGAAGCCGTGAAGATAACCGGTCTTGATAATCCGAACAGCGTTGCACAGTTGCAAGGGTGGCTGGAAAACGAAACAGGTGAAGAAATAGAATCTTTACGCAAGGACACCGTAGCAAAAATGCTGACGGCGAATGATAACAGTGCCGAAGTACAGCGTATGCTCGAAATACGTCAGGAACTCGGCAAGACAAGCACTAAAAAATATAACGCTATAGAAAAAGCGGTTTGTCGTGATAACAGAGTACGAGGGCTTTTGCAATTCTACGGAGCGAACAGAACAGGAAGGTGGGCGGGTCGTCTTGTACAGGTGCAGAACCTGCCGAGAACTTATATTGAGCCTTTGCCGTTTGCAAGAACTCTTGTTAAAGACAGAAAAGCAGACGCTCTCAGATTTGTTTACGGAAGTGTTCCGGACACGCTTTCACAACTCATACGGACCGCTTTTGTTGCCGCAGAGGGTAATGTTCTTATAGATGCTGATTTCTCGGCCATTGAAGCCCGTGTTATATCATGGCTCGCCGGCGAAGAATGGCGGCTTGAGGTATTCCGCACTCACGGAAAAATCTATGAAGCGTCTGCTTCACAGATGTTCGGCGTTCCGATTGAGCTTATAAAAAAGGGCAATCCGGAATATGCTTTGCGTCAGAAAGGCAAGGTAGCAGAGCTTGCTCTCGGCTATCAGGGCGGTACTTCTGCACTTATTACTATGGGCGCACTTAATATGGGTATACCTGAAAGTGACCTGCCCGATATAGTGCATCGGTGGCGAGATGCCAACAGACGTATAAGAGACTTATGGTATGCCGTGGATAATGCAGCGGTTCAGGCGGTCACGAACGGCGGAGCTGTCGGTGTGCGTAACATTATAGTTTCCAAAGAATACAACGCCGCCTTGAATACAGACAGTCTGACAATTACTCTACCGAGTGGCAGAAAGCTCTATTATATATCTCCTCAGATCTATGAGAATCAGTGGGGATCGCCGTCGATTGCTTATATGGGTATGGATCAGAAAACAAAAAAGTGGAAACGGCTCGAAACATACGGCGGAAAGCTCGTTGAGAATTGTGTTCAGGCTATAGCACGAGATTGTCTCGCCGGAGCAATAACACGCCTGGAAGAAGCCGGACTTCCTGTTGTGTTTCACATTCATGACGAAGTAGTAATCGATTGTCGTAAAGATACGGCAAGCCTTGAAGATGTTATAAGAATAATGACCGAACCTATACCGTGGGCACCGGGATTACCTCTTGGCGCTGACGGTTGGGTCGGCGACTTCTTCAGAAAGGATTAAGAGAACAGTTTATGTTATTTGACCGAAAAATAACTATTTCCTGCGGGTCAAGCAGAAAAGCGACTGTGTGGAAAGCACAGACACTTATGCTGTCGGAACTGTGGGAGAAATTGAAAATCCCGGCAAGAAGCACGGAAACGCTTGCTGATTATATGAATATGAAAAAGGCTCAGCAGGATGATCTTAAAGATGTCGGCGGATATGTTGGCGGTACTCTTAACGGAACCAGGCGTAAGGCAAATAACGTTATTGGCAGAGACATAGTTACCCTCGACCTTGACAGTATTCCGGCAGGATATAAAGATGATATTCTGCGGAGAGTTGAAGCTCTCGGCTGCGGATACTGCGTTTACAGCACAAGAAAGCATCAGCCTTCCGCACCGAGACTGCGTGTAATACTTCCACTTGATCGCACTGTCACTGCCGATGAGTATGAGCCTATAGCACGAAAACTTGCTGAGTATATAGGTATCGAATTTGCTGATCCGTCTACTTTTGAAGCCTGCCGCTTAATGTACTGGCCGAGCTGTTGCTCAGACGGAGAATATGTGTATATAGTAGGCGATAAGCCTTTCACTTGCGCCGACGGTATTTTGGCCTTATATGCCGACTGGAGAGATGTCTCGACCTGGCCGAGCATACCGGGGCAGCAGGCTGTTAAGAAGCTGGCTGTAAAGCAGGGTGATCCTGATGCTAAGAATGGCGTTGTCGGCGCTTTCTGCCGTACTTACGATGTATATCGTGCAATGTCAGAATTGTTACCGGGAATATACGAGTCGGTTGATGATTCTTCAGAACGTTTCACCTATCTTGGCGGATCAACCACCGGCGGCGCTGTTGTCTACGAAAACGGCAAGTATTTATACAGCCATCATGCTACAGATCCGTGCAGCGGCAGGCTTGTAAATGCTTTCGACCTTGTACGGCTGCACAAGTTTGCGGATAAAGATGACGAGGCTTCAATAGGTACTCCGACAAACAGACTGCCTTCATTCAGTGCAATGTGCGAATTTGCGTGCGGAATAAATGAAGTTTCGGCACTGCTCAGCAAAGAACGGTATGATTCAGCGGTAAAAGATTTTGAAGGCGTAAGCGATACGACTGATTGCGTTGAAGATGAAAACTGGATGCAGTTGCTTGAGAAAAGCACGCAGACGGGCGCAATACGCTCTACTATAGATAACGTGAAAATCATACTTGAGCACGATCCTTTGCTTAAAGGAAAGTTTGCTTTGAATGAATTTGCGGGCAGGGGCGAGGTGCTGGCGGCGTTACCGTGGGACAAGAACAATAAGCGCAGGCTGTGGGACGATAACGATATAGCAGGGCTGTATTGGTATCTTGAACGTGTATATAAAATTACCGGCAACGGAAAGATAGACGGGGCGTTATCGCTCCATTCACACGCACACGCATTCAATCTTGTAAAAAACTATCTTACGGGGCTTAACGGTAAATGGGACGGAGTGCCCCGTCTTGATACGGTTTTCATTGATTATCTGGGTGCGCAGGACAACCCATACAACAGGGCTGTTACCCGTAAGGCATTCACGGCCGCTGTTGCCAGAGCAATGACGCCCGGTTGTAAGTTTGATAATATGCTTATCCTGACGGGTTCTCAGGGCATAGGAAAATCAACTTTACTTGATAAAATGAGCCGAGGGTGGTTCAATGACAGCATAAGGACGTTTGAGGGCAAAGAAGCAAGCGAGCTTCTCCAGGGCGTATGGCTCGTTGAAATAAGCGAGCTTGACGCATTCAGACAGTCAGATGTAAGCAGAATCAAGCAATTTCTCAGCTTACGGGCAGACCGCTTTCGAGCGGCTTACGGAAGAAATGTTAAGGAACTGCCCAGGTCGTGCGTGTTCTTCGGTACTACCAATAATACTGAGTTCTTACGGGATACAACGGGAAACCGCCGCTTCTGGCCCGTTGACACGGGAGAACAAAAGGCTGTGAAGAGCGTATGGCACGATCTTGACAACGAAAGAGACATGATATGGGCGGAGGCTCTGGTAAGATGGCAAGGCGGAGAACCGTTGTATCTCAGCGGTGAAATAGAAAGCGTCGCTAAGGACAAGCAGGAAGAACACAGAGAGGTATCAAGCAGAGAAAGTATAGTGCGTGCTTTCGTAGAAAAACAGATACCGAGCGATTGGCAGAAGTGGCCGCTTGACCGTAGAAGAATGTACTGGGGCGGTGCAGTTACCGGGGCAGAAAATCTGACGCTTGTGGAGCGCAGAAGCGTATGCGCCGCCGAGATATGGTGCGAGGCTTTAGGCGGGAACATCAAAGATATGAAAAATACAGACACCCGTGAGCTTAATGCTATCGTAGCTATGATGCCCGAATGGAAAAGGACGGAAAATCCTATACGTCAAGGACCTTATGGCGTAGTCAGAGGATTCAGAAAAACGTAACAATCTGCCGTAACAAACACGAAACAAAATAGGTTTTCGGTCAAAAACGTTACAAACGTTTGTAACAATTTGTAACAATTAAAAAGCAATTGTTACGAGAATTGTTACGCTATAAACCGCAGGGTTAAGCGAAAAATCTTAAAATGTAACAATTACAACAATTATTCTATATAGAGTAGTGTAAATAGAGGATTAGAGGGTATATATACGTTCTAATCCGCCTGTATGCACACGCGTATAGGAAAAATGCTGAAATTGTTACAATCAAAAAGGAAAAAAGAGGAATTAAAATTGCTTGAAAGTAATATTGAAAAATATCTCGTATCCAGAATTAAGCAGGAATGCAATGGTATGGCACTGAAGTTTGTATCACCAGGGTTTAACGGGGTGCCTGACAGAATCATATTTCTTCCCGGAGGAAAAATAGTTCTGGCGGAGCTTAAAGCACCGCAGAAAAAGCTGAGAGCCTTACAGACTTATGTCTGCGATCTTCTTGAAGCAACAGGCGTAAAAGTGTTCAGAGCGGTCGATTCAAAAGAAAAGGTTGATAATCTGATAGAGGAGCTGAAAAGAAATGATATATAAACCGCACAATTACCAGGCATATTGCATTGACAGGATAGTAAAAGACCCTGCGATAGGCTTGTTTTTACGTTCCGGGCTTGGTAAAACCTCAATCACTCTGTCGGCGATAAACACTCTGAAATATTATCACTGGAGTATCGGCAAGGCGCTTGTGGTGGCTCCGAAAAAAGTTGCCGAGGGTACCTGGAGTAAAGAGGCAGGCAAGTGGGATCACTTGAAGCATCTCAGAGTAGTTACGGTTCTCGGCTCTCTGGCCAAACGTGTACGAGCTCTTAATACTCCCGGTGATGTGTATGTTATCAATCGTGAGAACGTCCCCTGGCTTGTCGAGTATTACCGACAGGACTGGCCGTTTGATATGGTTGTGCTTGACGAAAGTACAAGTTTCAAGAACAGCAGCAGTAAGCGGTTTAAAGCAATGAAACTTATACGTCCGCTGTGCAAAAAGGTTATACTGCTTACAGGAACACCTTCATCAAAGGGACTTATGGATCTGTGGGCGCAGATATATCTTCTCGATGAAGGGGCGAGGCTCGGAAAAAACATCACACAGTTCAGAGAGCGCTATTTCATAGCAAATACGCACGGCGGGCATTTTACGGATTACAAGCCTAAAGACGACGCAGAGCCCGCCGTACTGAAAGCCATAAGCGATATCTGCGTCAGTATGAAAGCAGAGGATTATTTGGAGCTGCCGCAGTGTATCGAGCATGAAATCCCGGTTATACTTGACGATAAGGTCAAAAAGGAATACGCACAGTTCGAGAGAGATTTACTGCTTCAGATAGACGAAAACACGATAACAGCACAATCGGCAGGTGTGCTTACGGGAAAGCTGCTTCAGTTTTGCAGTGGGGCCATTTATGATAATGACCACAAAGTTGTCAAGCTTCACGATTGCAAGATAGACGCATATATGGAGTACATAGAACGCCTTAACGGCGAACCGTGCATAACCTTTTACGGATTTCAGCATGACAAGGAGCGTATTCTTCAGGCACTTGCAAAGACAAAGCTTAACGTGAGGGTATATAACGGACCTGATGACGAAGATCTGTGGAATGCAGGCAAGATTGATGTTTTGCTTGTACATCCGTCAAGCTGTGCCTACGGACTTAATCTCCAGGCAGGCGGACGGCATATTGTCTGGTTTACACCTAATTGGAGCTTTGAGCTTAACGATCAGGGCAAGTGCCGGTTATGGCGTCAGGGCTCGCCGTACGATAAGGTTTATGTGGCATATCTGGTTGTTCAGGGCTGTGTTGACGAGGACGTTATGGCGGCTATAAAGGACAGAACCGATACACATGAGACAGTTATGAGAGTGCTTAAAGCGAGAATACAGAAGCTGAAAGGAGAAATTTAAATGAGTAGTTTTTACGAGTGCGAAATGAGACCCGGTTGCGTTGCCAGCCACAATAGGTATGGCAGTGTTACGCTTGTCACAGCTCTTGTGACGGAAGATTATCCTCAGCTGTGGGCTGTAGAGGCAAGAGATGGTGAGTTAAAAATTGTGCGTGAGGATGATTTGTACGATTTCGGATACTATGGGGAGTGATAGAATGACAAAGCAGAAACTTAAAGATTACCGTTACACCTGCAAGTGTAGCAAGCAGGAGGAAAAATATGAGTGAATGGATAAGCGTGGAAGATAGACTTCCTGAAAAACAGTCGTGGAATCACATCGCCATCCTTGACACAAAAACAGGCAGAATCCGTGTAGAGCAAGACTTATATGCTATTGAAACGGCCGAAAAATTTAAGCAGAAAAAAGGGTTTTGCAAAGATGGAAGATTTAACGGCCGTGAAGTCGTCATTGCTTGGATGCCGTTTCCTGAACCGCCGATAAGTAAGCAGGTAACGAGTAGTAAACGCAAACCCGCAACGGAAACCTGCTTGTTTTGTGGGCAAGTAATACCGAAGTGGATAAAGTGGGAGGACAAGCTTCCGCCGGATCAGGAAGAGGTGTTAGTATGCACTGTGTCACAAAAAGGAATACGAAACATCGATAAAGGATATTGGTCTATCGATCATTTTATCCATAGAGGGCATGCACGGGTTACTCATTGGATGCCGCTTCCAGAAGCGCCTAAGGAGGAAAAATGAAAGCTGTATTAAAATATCCCGGCGCAAAGTGGCGAATATCAGAATGGATTATCTCACATTTTCCCGAACACAAAGTATACTGCGAGCCGTTTTTCGGCAGCGGAGCAGTATTTTTCAACAAACCGCAAACCTACATAGAAACGATAAACGATATAGACGGGAATATCGTAAACCTTTTTAAGGTGTGCAGGGATAACCCGGAGGAACTCGCACGGCTAATAGAATTTACGCCGTTTGCCAGAGAAGAATTTGAGAATTGTTACGATAAATCGGATGATTCCTTAGAACAAGCTCGGCGAACGCTCGTGCGGTATCATCAGTCTTTCGGAACGAGCAACAGCAGTAAAAAGTCGTGGAGAAATGTTCAGACCTATGGAGGGCCGAGAACAGCAACCATGTGGAACTATCTGCCCGGAAGAATATCGGAGATTTGTGCAAGGCTTAAAGAAGCACAGATTGAAAATATCGACGCAATAGAGTTAATACGGCGCTACAACGATGAAAATACGCTTTTATATTGCGATCCGCCCTATCTGCAGAGCCTTAGAAGGAAAAATATGTATTCATGCGAATTGTCGGAGGAGTACCACATAAATCTGCTGAGTGTACTTAAAGAAAGCAAGTCCAAAATCGTGTTGAGCGGGTACGATAGTCAGCTGTACAACTCAATGCTTTCAGGGTGGAATACCGATGAGAAGCAGACAACGGCTCAGATGGGTAAACATCGAGTAGAAAAAATATGGTTTAATTTTTGAGAGGAGGACGCAGAATGACATTATCAGATTTAGAAAAATACCGTGCAAATTGTGAGCTGCTTGAATGTATAGACAGGCAACTCGGCAAGAAAAAAGTGCTGATAAGTACTCAGGGTTCAGCGGGACCGCCGGCATATCAGCTTGTGACAAAAAAAGACGAAGGTTATATACACGGGCTTGGTACTGTATCGCTTCTTAATGAGAAAAGCCGTATAGAAGCCGAAAACGAGAAAATATGTGCTTTTATAGACGCAATACCGGTCAGACGATTTCACAAGGCGCTGAAGCTGTATTGCATAGGCTGTGGATCTAAGACGTTTACATGGGACGAGGTTGCAGGTATGTGTGATGAAACGAGCGGAGAATCATTACGCAAGGCATTAGACAGATATTTCAAAGAATTGTCCGCTGATGTCCGTTAATGTCCGCAAATGTCCGTTAATGTCCGCCATTGTCCTATTGATGTCCGAAATCAAGTGTGCTAAAATTAGAATGGGAAAACTACAACAATAAGTTTTCCTCCTGAACCCCGGCACTCAAACGGTGTCGGGTATTCTTATACCCAAAAGAAAGGACGGTGTACCGCCAATGACCGAAAGACAGAAGAAATTTGCCGAATATTACGCTCAGTGCGGTAACGCCGCTCAGAGTGCGATACAGGCAGGATACAGCAAAAAGTATGCAAATACTAATGCTTCAAAATTACTACAAAATACTACAATTACGGAATACATAAAACAGCTCACCGAAGACGCCCAGACTGCACGCATAATGACCGCAAGAGAACGGCAGGCGACACTTTCCGATATAGCTAAGGATAAGCAGAACGAGCTGTCGGACCGTATCAGAGCTATTGACACGCTGAATAAGATGACGGGGGAGTATGTGGCAAAGATACAGGCAGAAGTCAGAACTTCTGACAAGCTCTCCGATGTATTTGCTCAGATAGGCGGTGAGGGGCTTGACGAGTAGTTTTCCTCTGTCACAAAAATATATCGACTTCATCAACAGCGTGCATAATGTGACAGCGGACTTTCTCGAAGGTACTACCGCAAGCGGAAAGACAACCGTCGGCGCAGGCGTAAAGTTCATGCGTATGGTGTCGGCAAGTAGAAAGAAGCTCCACGTTATCGCCGCAAAGACAACCGGCAAGGCAGAAGAAACGATTATTCAGCAGGACAACGGCATTCTTGACCTTCACGCAAACGCAAAGTATTTCGGCAACGGCGATAAGGATTATAAACTGCCGCATATCAAGTTTGAGGGCAAGATAATCTATGTTCTCGGATATGACAACAAGGATAAATGGCAGATGGCACTCGGCGCTCAGTTCGGGTGCGTCTATATCGACGAGATAAATACCGCCGATATAGAGTTCGTCCGTGAGATGTCTACCCGAAATGATTACCTTATGGCTACCCTGAACCCCGATGATCCGGGCTTGCCGGTGTATAAAGAGTTTGTCAACCGCTCACGTCCATACAAAAAATACGCCTGTGACGTGCCAGATGAAATAATGAAAGAGCTTACGGAAGAACCTGTGCCGGATTGGCGGTACTGGTTCTTTACTTTTCGTGATAATCTTTCGCTGACCGATGAGGACATACAACGAAAGATGCTTGCCGCCCCGAAGGGTACTAAGCTGTACAAGAACAAGATACTGGGCTTGAGAGGGCGTGCAACGGGGCTTGTTTTCGATTTACAACCCCGTAATATAATTTCACTCGGTACGGCGCAAGGCTTTAAATTCGAGCGGTTCTCGGCGGGTTTAGATACAGCCTACTCGCAGTCCTCACCTGATACGATAGCATTTACGTTTGTGGGGATCACGGCGGACCGCAAATGCGTAACGCTTGACGAGGAAACATACAACAATCGTGACCGCCGTGTGCCGCTTACACCGTCCGATATTCCGAAAATCTTTACCGATTTTCTTGAAAGAAATCGCAAGCTGTGGGGCTTTGCAAAAGATGTCTACATAGACAGCGCAGATCAGGCAACGATACTCGAATGCCAGAAGTTCAAGCGGCTTTCGGGAAGCCTGTATAACTTCATACCTGCGTTCAAGAAAACGAAAATAATCGACCGTATTCACTTGCAGTCAGCGTGGCTGGCGGCAGGTGATTTTTATATCCTGGAACATTGCAAAAATTACATAGCGGAGCTTAACATATACAGCTGGAAAGAGGATAAGGCAGAGCCGGAGGACGGCAACGATCACTGCATAAACTCCTGCCAGTATGCCTGGCTTCCGTTCAAATCACTTATAGGGAGCGTGAAAACAGATGAAATTTGACATAGGAGAGAAAGTCAGACAGATGTTTCTGAACTGGCTCAATATAAATCCTGCATCGGAGCAGACCTTTGTCCTGAACGAAAGAACGGGGCTTATGGCGGACATTCTCCGGGCGAAGCTGTGGTACAGAGGTGACGCATATGAGCTGTCGCAGTTCTTCAAGCAGCTCGGCTGCGGCACAAATTCTTTCTGGGGGAGCGTTCCCGATAACGAGAAAGTCCGCAAGATACACAGCGGCTTGCCTGCCATTATAGCCGATACGCTCGCCTATATCGTTTATTCGGATATGGACGATATAGCGGTCGAGGGCGAAAAAGGCAGAGCGGCATTTGAGGATATATCGCAGAACACGGACTTTACCGCACTTGTCGGAAAGGCAATAGTAGATACGCTCGTTGAGGGTGACGGCGCTTTCAAGATTTCGGTCGATGATACGCTGTCCTTAACGCCTATTGTTGAATTTGTGGGAGCCGACAAGATTGAATATCGCTGTCTGAGGGGTGTCCTGACAGAAGTTATATTTCGCAGTGCCCACGAAGACGGCAACAGGATATATCAGCTTGAGGAGCATTACGGCAGAGGTTACATTGAAAGCCGATTGTACGACCACAGCGGTCACGAGGTGAGCCTTGACAGTGTTTCTTGCCTTGCCGGCATAGAACAACGAGTAGAGTTTGCCGGGGATTATATAATGGCTGTACCGCTGAAGTTTTACGCTTCTAAGAAATATCCGGGCAGGGGCAAGAGTATATTCGACGGCGGTAAATCCGATTGTTTTGACGCTCTGGACGAGGTTATCTCACAGTGGTGGGACGCAATCAGAATGGGACGTGTGAAGCAGTACATACCCGATAATATGATACCACGCAATGCCGAGAACGGCTCGGTCGGAAAGCTCAACCAGTTCGGCAACAATTACATCACGATAAGTCAGCCGTTGCAGGAGGGCGTTACCCCGAAGATTGAGGTAGTCCAGCCCGACATAAAGTATGACGCATTTGTATCATCGTATACAAACTGCCTGCTGATGTGCCTGCAAGGACTTGTATCGCCTGCGACACTCGGTATTGATGTCGGCAAGATGTCAAGTGCGGACGCTCAGCGAGAGAAGAAGGACGTTACGGGCAACACCCGGAACACAATAACGACAGCGCTTGAAAAGGCTCTGCCTGAGCTTGTGTCGGCTGTATTAAAAACATACGACAATATGCAGGGCAAAGCACCCGAAGAATATGAGGTAAGCGTTGATTTTGGTGAATATGGCGCACCCGACTTTGACAGTCGTGTAGAAACGGTCGGCAAGGCAAGTACCTACGGCATTATGTCGGTCGAAACGCAGGTCGAGGAGCTGTGGGGCAGTTCTAAAGAGGACGAATGGAAAGCCGGTGAAGTCAAGCGTATAATGCAGGAAAAGGGGCTTGCCGATGGTGCGACATCTGCGGTAGGTGATGAGCTTGCTTAGTTTCAGAGATATTGCAAGGATATTTGAAGAGATAGAGCTAAGGCTCATTGCTTCGCTGAAACGCAATCTTTCACGGCACAAAGCTGAAGAAGAAAAAGAAGGCTTTGAATGGTCTGCGTGGCAGGCTGAAAAGCTCAATAACATTGACAATTTCCGCAAGGAGAACGCTCAGATAGCGGACGAATATGTAGATGTTATTGACGATGAAACCCGACAGCTTATGACGGATCAGTTTCACGAGGGAGAGCATACAGCGGAGCAGTCGGTCATTGATGTTTCGGAAAGCGGCGTCAATGTTCCCGATGTTCCGGCACAGCCTCAGCCGCCCGAAGCGCCGACAGCTATACCGGATGATCATTTTTTCGGGGTCAACAAGCCGAAGATGGATAAGCTGATGGAAGACGTAACAACGCTTGAAAAGACCGCCCTTACCGCCGCTGTGCGTAATATGGACGATGTTTACCGCACAACGCTGAACAAGGTACAGCTTATGATGGGCACAGGCTCAATTACGCTTAATGAAGCAATCGACCTTGCAACAAGGGACTTCCTCGACAAAGGCATAAACTGCATTGGATACGCAGATGGCAGGCGAGTTAATATTGCCGATTATGTGCGTATGGCGCTCAGAACAACGTCCACAAGAGCAACATTGCAGGGGGCGGCTAAACGCTTTGCGGAGCTTGGATATGACACTGTGCTTATATCGCAGTACGGAGGCTGCTCAGAAACCTGCGAGCCGTATCAGGGCAAGGTTTACATTGATGATGTATTCACGATATGGAACGGCGAGAGAAGCGGCGACTTCGGCAAGTCAAACTACTGCGACAAGTGGTTTATGCTGTTGTCTGTGGCAATCCGAGGCGGGCTGTTCCACCCTAACTGCCGTCATACTATGGGGCAGTACATAGAGGGGCTTACAAAGATACCTCAGCCGATTCCTGCCGAGAAGATACGGGAACAGCGAGAGCTCGAAGAAAAGCAACGGGCTATGGAGCGCAAGATAAGAGCGCTCAAACGCAAGGTTGAGGGCACGCAGGACGAGAAGAAGGTCAAGGAGTATAAGCGTAAGCTCCGAGAGGAACAAGGCAAGCTCAGAGAGTTTATCAAAGAGCACGACGATGTTCTTCGCAGAGATTATTCAAGGGAGAAGATTTACAGCGGTAAGGGTGAGCCGAAGCAGACAGCTCCGAGAACGGAAGAAGCGCCTGTTAAAGCTACCGATACCGAAAGCAAAAATCCTGTTCCGACAGATAAAGAGCCTAATATTCCTCAGCCGGATAATAACGTTTCTGAACCGGAAAATAACGTTTCTAAGCCGGAAAATAACGAAAACACAATGAATTTTGTACAGCCTGAGCCTATAAAGCCTGTTCAGAGCAACGAAGACACAGACAATGCGCCGACTGCGGCTATGACTGATGAAGCCGATGAAGCCGTTGAAACTGCCGAAACGACAGAAAACGTACAGGAAACTGTAAAACAGCCTGTAAAAGACATTCTCGCTTCAGAGAGCAATAATATTGAGGCTACTGCCGGCGAGCTTGAGAAGTCAGAGGAAGCTTATACTGAGGTTATAGTTCCAAAAGCGGACGATAAGGTGCAGAGTTATCGCCCCGTTGTTCTAAATAAAAATGATGAGGTTACATTTACTCGTGATTATGAAGTTAAAGCTCACAAAGCCGATAACACACAGAATGCCATTTACGTTTCTGAGAATGTAAAAATCAAGCCTAAGAAGTTACATCAGATAGACAAAAACATATCAGAAGCAGTTGATAAAATGGAAATAACAGAAAGAGAAAATCTTCCAAAGATTATTGTTGTCAGCCACGAGGATATGGCTACAATGGATGTTGCTGTATATCGTGCCATCGAAAATCAATTGCTTATTTGTGAAGATATGACCGTTTATAAACCACAGAATATGCCAATCGTCATGGAACAGCTTGCATGTAGTGAAAATGATTTGAGCTCATATGTTCATGAGTTGTATCACTGGATGGACGCAGAAACATACAGAAGAGAATTCGGAATCGTTACATCCGAAAATTATGATGATTATATAATGTTTATCAACGGCAAGGCAAAGAATAGACTTGACAAATTAGCCGCTAAGGGATATAATATTATTGTTAGCAAGTACGCATCAATTCAGCATGATAAGCGTAAATATTATGAAACGTATACTGAATTCCGAGTTTTTCAATTGTTAAGAGGAGTGATAGGATGAGAGTTTTAATGACGCCTAATATAGCTAAATTGTACGATGAAGTTAAGCCTTACTATGACGAGACTTTTCATCTTGTTGCGGATGCACCAAAGGAAATAAAAGAGAAAGAAGCCATCATACAGAGCTATATAGATTTGGAAGAAGCTAAATCAGAAAAAATGAATAGATAAGAACCGCCCACAGCAGTGAGCGGTTTTCTTATACCCGTGTGCAATCAATTGCACAACCAAACTTAATAATTTTACCGCTCCTTTTGGAGCGGTATTTTTATATCTAAAATACGAACGAAAGGATTTTTAGTATGAACAAAATTAAGAAAATCATTATTTCCGGAGCCGGATTTATACTGACGGCGGTTCTTCTGTGTGGTTGCACGGAAGCTGACAGAGTGACGTACAATGTGCAGAAAGAAGCCGATAACTTCAATGTGACAAGGCGGTTGTCGGTTATCAATGCAAGGAGCGACAAACCAGTGCTTGAGCTTATTGGTAATTTTTCTATTTCAAACAACGAAGCAAACGAGCTGGTTGTAACGATAGAAGTTGCTCCGAACGTGTACAAGGTTGATTATGTGTATTTGAATGACTGGACAATGTACACAGTGGAAGACGTAAGCGGTGCTTACGTTGATAAATATCATTATGAAATGAATTTTCTGCCGGAAATGATTATACCGATTACTTTTACAAATAAAGACTGATAATTTTACCGCTCCACGAGGGCGGTATTTTTATACCCAAAATCAAAGAAAGCGAGGTAAAGCA